TCAAATGTATCTGCGTTTGCATTTACGAGTTTTGCTTGATTTACAGTCATCGCCTACTGTGTTGTCCACTCATTTACTCTTTGCCCAATCGATTACCGGAGCACCCCCACCTAAATATACCTTATACACTTAGGTGGAGGTGATGGGATTCGAACCCATGTCTTGAACACTTTTCTCTTTGCTTCATACAACAATTTCTTACATGAAAACATGTACCAAAACAAATATAACAATTAAAACTGTTACAATGAAATGATACGCTTTCATATTATTTACTCAGGCTGAATATTATTCGCCTGCTTGCCTTTCTGACCTTGAGTGATATCAAATCTAACACTCTGTCCTTCTTGTAAAACTTTAAATCCACTAGAAAGAATCTGTGAATAGTGAGCAAATACATCCTCACCGCCGTTGTCTGGAGTAATGAATCCAAAACCTTTGGTCTCATTAAACCATTTTACTTTACCTGTTGCCATTTTATTTTCCTTTGTGTTGTATATTACTGATCTGCTAATTTCATCTAACGGTACTAACACAAAGGTTACTAACTGTCTCAACTACTCTAACCAACAAACTGTTCATATATGTTATTTAAGCATCTTTTTCTGTGTGTGTCAAATTTATTTTATAAACTAATTTCACTATTTCCGCCTTCACCAATAATTCCCCTAGGAAATACGTTGAATGCCAAACTGTAGCGATCTTCTTGTGACAGGTTATCCAATACGCTGTGATTCAAAATAGACGGAAACAGCAGTAGATCATTGGGCTTTGGACTAATGGCACAATCTGTATTATACTCGTTAGTTTTTTCAAAATCTATACAGAATGTATCTCTCCACATGTTGTTGTGTGACCGTTCTTTATGAAAGCATATAGCACCAGAAGTAGGGTTGGTTTTCAAATAGTATACTCCGCTGATTAGACTGTTACTGTGCCAGTGCGAAGGGTGATATCCGCCAGTCGGCGCTTTGTTTAGCCAACTGGTTGTTATTAACCACTTTTGCTTTTTGGTTACACCCAAAACTTCGTAGACATACTCGTCAACCTTTTCCTGTATCTGTTTTTTGAGATTGGCAAACTGTGGTTGATCTAGTAATTGACGTTTGGGTGTTTCGAGGTGGGTTGGAGAAGCCTCATCAAAATGACTGAACTCAGAGTTAATCAAAATCTTTTCCATTATAGGATCTGGACCTTTGATCGAGGTCTGATACAAAGGAATTGGAAATAAGTTATGCATCTGATAGGTCATTTCAACCATCCTATCTTTTCTCCGTTATCAATGCGTCTAGTATGTTCGGCAACGCTGCCAGGAAAACGCCAAGCCCAAACAGCGACAAATCCCATAAAAATTGCGGTACTGATAATTCCAATTGGTTTTACTCCTGTGAAGAACATGATTAATAAACTTGTTGACATCATGGCCAACATGAAGAATTTCATCTTAGTTGGAAAGACCCTGCGTTCATTCCAATTGGTAAGGAACGGTCCAAATAACGGATGTCCATATATCCAGGCATGCATTTTAGGACTGCCTTTGGCAAAGCAATAGGCTGCGAATACTACAAAAATAGAGTATGGTAGGCCCGGAGTAATAACTCCTATATAAGCCATACCAAGACTAATAAACCCTAAACATTTCCATAAAAACTTTTTCATTAATCGCCTATACAAATATCTTGAAAGCCTGTGCGTATTGCTGGGCCTTGGGCAGTAAGATCAGATTCTCTAGCAACACCTCTGTTATTGACTATCACACTCAGTGATGATGTAACAATAGTATTACCAAATGCAGTTATCGAGCCTTCATACGCTAGACCCGTGAAGTCAACAAATACATCTGTAGACCCGGATACTATTGGGGACTCTGCTGCGTCGCTTTCTATTCTTGCTGGTGCTTTTCCACTCATGTTATTTCCTAGACTACTGAATCAATCAAAGCCTTAGAAGTTACTCTCTTAGTTGTCCCTTCTGTGTCTGTTACCTTACCAACAGTATTTGTTTTAAAGAAATTAGTAATTTGACCTTTTGAAGGTAATAGATCTGTAGCGTAGGTACTAGCTCCACTGATAGCTGCACTAGCGGTACTAGTCACAAATCCAACTGCACTACCTTGAGCAGCTATTGATCCGGCGTTTTGAAGTGTAGTTTGAATAGTTTGTAAAAATCCCTGTGGCGTTACAGCTACTTCGGGTAGATTGTTTCTTTTTAAAGCAGCCTGTGTGGCTGATTTGTCAAAAGCATTTTTGCTAATTTGATCAGAGGCAATGATTTGACTTGTAGCTACTCCTGCTGCTAGAGTTGAAGATAACCCAGCAAGCTGATTGGCAATGGAACCTAGAGATGTGATCCCTTCTGCGTTTTTACCAGACTGATCTTCATTCATTATCGCTATTGCTTTGAGTAGTTTTTTTGAGTTCAAGGCACTGTGGGCTATTGTTCCAGCGACTGTAGAAGCAGTTACCCCAAGCATTTCGCTATTCAATGCCAATGTCAACGCATCAACTGATCCTTTTAATTGATTAACAGCAGTAGTAAGTGTATCAAACTCCCCAGCATAATTTGGGATTTGAATGGTTCCGCTAGTATTACCAGTTAATGTGCTTTCTAAAATTTCGGCCATTTATATCTCCTTACACTAATTTAATGCCAGTGGTTGACTGTATGAACTGATCAGCAAACGATTTATCAGTGGCTTCTGCCATAGTCACAGTCTTTTTAAACAGTTTGACATCCTTGTCTGGATTAACTGTAAACAGGTAGGGCATTAGGCCTGGTCCCTGTTGTCCCATACCGATAACCATCGGTCTGTGTAATTTATAATGCTCTGCGGTTTCATCTACTAGAGTAGCAACGATTTCTTCACCGCTGGTCAGTTTCAAGGTGATCACTTCACCTACTGTTACACCTTTGTCAATTAACATGTTTATCCTTTGCTAAATATGCTTTTAATTCTGTAAATCCGCCAATCAACGATTCATCTAAAAAGATCTGCGGCACTGTTCTTGCTGTTGGTACAGCTTCTAATAACTGTTCTTTAGTATAACCGTGCCCAATTTTACATTCTTCAAACTCAATGCCTTTCATTTTGAGCAAGCCTTTGGCTTGATCACAAAATGGACAGTTGTCTTTACTCCACACAATAGCTTTCATTTATATCCTTTAAATCGTTGGTAACTCATCATAATTTATGCTGTCGCTCATAATACCGATCACATAATTGGTTGATTCATTTTCTTGAAGAGCAGTCTGCTTCTTGCTAGTATCTGAATGTTTGTTAAACCACGGAATTGGTGTTGTTTTAGGAGCACTAGTATGATATTTAATCCCTATATCTTTTAGGGAGTTAAAAGCGGTAAAGTCCACAAAGTCTTTAAGAATATTAGCATTAAGTCCAATCACTGGACCTTTATTAAACAAATATTCTGCCCACTCTTTTTCTTCACGGATGACATCCATATATAACGCATAGACTTCTTGCTCGCATTCTAGTTTAGCATCAACAAATCGTTGATCTTCTTTGATGACCTGATTGATGATGTAGGCTGTCCAACCTTTGTGTAGTAGTTCGTCTTGAAGAATTAGGCTGATAATGTTGCCGTTGCCAATAAAGATCTTGTTCTCAACCATGGCCAAACTTGTGGCAAACGATACCATAAAGCGGAACGCTTCTAATGCGTAACTTGCGTGTAGTGCTAGCCAAATTGCCTTGATATATTCTTTTTCAGGAATAACTTCACCAAGTTCTTTGCGACAATTAATAACGTGTAACTTGTCGTAATACAAACCAACACTGCTGGCCATATCTACAATCTCTTTGGTCTCGTGAATCGTATTGAATACATCTTTTGGTACGTTATAGATGTTACGAATGATATGACTGTAACTTTTTGAATGAATGTTAGTTTCAAAGAAACCCCAGTTGTACATCAATGCTTCTAGTTCTGGTAGACTACATACCGGAGTAAACACCTGCGTTGGCCCACGTCCTTGTAAACTATCTAAGGCTGTTTGACGTAGTAGGTTACTGGTAAAGATATGCTTGACAGCTTCACTGGCATCCTTAAAATCGTTGCTGTCCTTGCTTAGACTGATCTCTTCTGGTTGCCAAAAGAAGCCGCGAGCGGTAGCATCAAAGTCTGCAATCTTTTTATATTTGACTTCTTCAAAACGTTGGATGGTAACTGGCCCTGCTGGGTCCAGAAACATCTTGCGACTTAGATAGTCTGTCTTTGTGGTTAAGTTGTATTGTTGTTTTGACATTTTAATATTTTCCTGAAGCAAGTACAATCTTGCAAATATGTTCTAATCTTTCTATGTGCTCATAGGCACGCCATGGGCTAGTATCGATGGCAACTACTCCGTGTCCTTTGATGCCTACTATATCATACTCAATGTTACCGTCTTTGTCCAACTGTAAATTCTCGTGACACCGGTCAGCAAGCTCTTGACTAATAGGTGGCACATCGCCTACATTGGGTGCTACTTTTGTATAGCGATTAAGTTCTGGAAACGCATCGCTAATAGTACTTAGATCAATGTCGGCATGCATTGCGGCAATACAATAAGTTGGATGAACGTGTACTACTACACGAACTTCGCCTGCGTGTTGTCCCATTTCACGTTGTAAGCCAAAGTGTAATGGAATCTCTCCACTGGGTGTTAGATTCTTACTAATTTCAGTGTAGGGTAAGTCTCTCCAGTTGTAGCCAAAGATGCCAGTACCATTACCGCTATTGATAGTTTTATCAATCGCAATCTTCTTAAACTGATCCGGTTGTAGTGTCTGCTTACGTACACCGCTGGGTGTAATGTAAAAGTGATCACGGTCGTGATGTCGTATGCTTACGTTACCATCGCGACTGGTAATCCAATTACGCTTGTAAGCGTCTACCATAATATCACAGATCGTTTCTAACATTTATATGATCCCAGTTGATAATTTTCCATTGATTCTCTAAATACTTTTTCTTGTCTGCTTGATAGTCTAATGCCCACGCATGTTCCCACCAATCAATTAATAAAACAATATCTTTCTTAATCTCGTGATTCTTGATAGTTTTGATCTTGCCGTCTTTGGCTAGATAAACCCAACCACTGCCTTGTATGCTCATTGCTACTTTGGCGAACTCTTCCTTGAACTTTTCAAAAGATTTATAGTGTTCTTCAATAAAGGCTAGAATGCCGCCTGTGGGTTTGTTTGAACTCTTAGGTGTTTGATATTGCTGAAACAATATATTATGTAAGAACACACCAGCTTCATTAAATGTAGGATCACCTTCGTTGGCATTGTATCTTTCAGCATAGGTCTTGGCCAATTTGCCGTAGTGATAGTTAATAGTATCTTCTGAGATAGCCGGAGCAAGTTCGCTAGCATCATAGGGCAACGGATAAATTTCTAACTTATCAGGCTTGCCTTCTAACAGTACGTTTCTAATAAAACTGAAGGTCATAGCTTACAGCTCTCACAGTCATCTTCAGCATCAAAGTCGATTGGAGATAATCCCATAGGTGGAGTTTCTTCAGCAAGTTGTTTACTACCTGCTTTATTGATTAGGCTGTAATAGAACGTTTTGCCGCCCCAATATAGGAAGTTCATTAGATTACGAGCAATCAGTGTAGTCGGTACTTTACGATCCGCAAAGTGTGCTGGATTGTAAAATGTATTAGTTGAAATACTTTGATCAACATAGGCCTGTAACACTGCGGCAGTTTTTAAATATCCATCACAGTCTTTCTGTTCCCACATTAATTGATACTTGTTCTTTAACTTGTGATATTCTGGAACAACCTGAGTGAATGATCCTGCCTTAGATTCCTTAGTGCTGATCAAACTCATTGGCATTTCAATACCATTAGTTGAGTTAATAACAACACTACTAGACTCAACTGGAGCAATGGCCATCAATGTGGCATTGCGTACACCGTATTGTTTCATGTCCTTGCGTAAAGGTTCCCAATCTAGTTCAGGCGTAAAGTCTGCTAGATCATTAACACCTTTGGCACGTAGCTCCCAAGGAAATGTACCTTGGCCGTATCGTGTATGTGAGCTATGCTGACAAGGTCCACGTTCTTTGGCCAGTTCAACTGTGGCTTCTGTTAGATAGTAGGCCTGATGTTCCATCCAAGTCTTGACTTCAGCTAGAGCATCTTTATCACCGTAACGTAATCCACGTTTGGCATGCCAGTAGGCTAGATTAGTAACACCTATGCCTAATGGTTGTATCTCATCGTTACTGAGTTTACTCTGTATCGACAAGAAGTCTTGGTAGTCAAGGATGTTACACAGGCTACGCTGTAGAATCCTTACGGCTCTACGCATATCCTCTGGGTTCCGGAACGCACCCCAGTTGATAGATCCCAGTGTACATAACGCTATGCGACCACTATCGTCATCAAGTCTTTTAAATGGACGTGTGGGTAATAAGATCTCACAGCACAAGTTACTCTGATATATCGTGTGATACTCAGGATCAAATGGTCCTTGATTCATTACATTATCAATAAACACCAAATAGATACGACCTGTATCTGTGCGTTCTTTCAGTATACCACCCTTGAAAACTTCCTCAGCACTCATGACCTTTTTACGTAGATCACGACGCTTTTCATATTTGACATACAGTTCTTCAAACTGCTGTGTATTTTTATAAAATGCTTCGTACAATTCAGGTACTTCGTTTGGATCAAAGAAAGTTATGTTTTCTTTGTTTTTAAATCGTCTCCAGAAGAAGGCGGAAAGCACAACTCCATAATCCATATGACGGACTCGGGTTTCGTCGGTGCCTTGATTATTTTTAAGCACAATAAGATCATCAAACTGATGATGCCAAATAGGATAGAACACAGTGGCACTGGCATTGCGGATGCCGCCTTGTGAACACGAACGAAGGTCTCCAAACCATTTCTTTAAGAATGGAATCATGCCTGTGTGCATGATTTCGCCACCTCTGATGGGACTACCTAGTGGACGTAGACGTCCGATCTCTAGGCCAATGCCAGCACGTTTGCTGGCATACTTGGCCATCATCTCACCCGAAGCGAATATACTATCAAGATCGTCGTCACTCCTGATAAGCACACAACTAGAAAACTGTTTAGTAGGAGTGCCGAGCCCTGCAAGCACAGGTGTAGCAAGAGTAAACAAACCATCACTGGCGGCTTGATAATATTCTTTGATATAACGCATTCTAGCTGAGTTAGGTTCTTCTTTGTGAAATACTGTAGCCGCAGCCACCATGTATCTAACCTGTGGAGTTTCATAAATTTCCTTTGTTGAACGATTGCGTACCAAATATTTTTCTATCAACTGCTCAATGCTAGCATAACCATACTCTTCGTCCTTGGCATGGTCAATGATTTCGTCCATTCGATTCCAGTCTTCTTCACTGTACCATTCAAGAAGTTCTGGAGTGTATAGTCCTGTGGCTACATTTGTTTTCACAATGTCGTAAAGATGCGGCGGTTCATATTTGCCGTATACATCTTTCCTCAACATTGATAGTCTTTGTTTGCCAGCAACATACTGATAATTTGTATGACCAACGTCTGGATTATTTTCTACGTCGATAAGATCAACAATGGCTCTTAGAGTTATTGCGTCAATTTCTCTTGTGGTAATTCCATCATAGAAATGCGGACTGGCCTTTATCTCAACCATACTCTGACTGACATCCGCTATCCCACTACATATTTTTGTTATTTGTGCCTGCCACTTTGCTAAATCCAATGGCTCTTTAGATCCGTTTCTTTTTAATACTATAATGCTGTCGTTCATTCTCGCCTCAATTCTTTGTTCTTTTGTATCTAAGACAGTATTTATAACTTCCTCATACTGGCCAAATCTTATTAGATCCATACGTTAGCTCGCTCACATTAGTTACTGCTCTATAAAACGGAGTTAGTATATTGGTGCTGTTAACAACTACAATATATCTACTTTCTCCCGAAGACATAGACGTATGTATCTCGACCTGCTGGCTCTTAAAACGTTCTGTTAATGTTAAAGTATAGCATATACCTAGAGCAATAGCAAGCTCGTCAAACTTACTATCTAAAATTAATTGCCACGGATCGGGCCACGAAGATGGATTGGTTGGATCGAGATAAGGATTAACAAAAGGTGCTCGACTCCAATAGATTGCTACATCCTCTAAAGGAGTTTTTGATGTTTCAAGGGCCTGTCTAAATTCTTTCCAGGTCTTGAGCTTTGAAGTTTGATCAAGATCAAACACTGTAACTTACAAAGTATCTAAATTTATCCGGAACAAGATCGGCGGACGGACTCTTGTAGTCAATTATCATAGTTTCATCTCCAGCGATCGTAGTGCTGTTCGAAACCAATCGAACAGAAAATTCAACAGTTTCGGGTCTAACATCGCCACACGTACTGCTGTATGTGTCAGTGATAATAGGACCAGCAAGGCTATCACCAACAGTAATTTCCAATGTACCGGCTCTGCCTGATCCATTGGTAAATGAAATGCTATAATCTAGTTTAGTATATGTATTCAGTGCTGAAAACATTGTCAATGGTACAGGTCCAAATGACACATAGATGTTTTGATTGATTTGATCAGATATTGTCACTACACTACCGTTTATCACTTCGGGATAAGCTAATCGTGCGTCATCAACTAACAGAGCAGTATAAGCTTCGGCATGTCTATCAAAAGAACAATCCAATACCACATTGTTACCAATTTGGCCAAAAATTACAATACCGCTATCTGGTGTGTTTGGTAATAGATCATTGTTACCGCATTTACGAAATCTAGATCTTGTGATCTTTACATTTAATCCAAAATCTGATTTGAACGCATATCTAGCTATTTCTTTAAAGAAACAATCGTCGACGTACCAATCATTAATCTGTTCAACAATTCCAAGAATGTCAATTGCTGAATTTAATAATCTAAATTCACATCCAATAAAATTGATATTGCTTCTAAATGCCTGTACTTGATCAAACTGGATAGCTTTGTAACTCTTTTCAAAAATACAGTTTCTAAAAGTGATGTTATCGATAATGGTACCGACTTTTTCTGTGTTAGACACATAGATCATAGGATCTATAGCAGTGGCATTAGCAGCATCTGACAGCGTTTCTATTGTTCCTTGAAACGTACAGCGTTCAAACGAACCGTCTTTCATACCAGTTAGATCAAAATGACCTGTGGTAAATCTAAAAGAAATTTGTTTAAAAATAATGTCGTGTGGTCTATCTGATGACTCAAATAACGCAGGACTAGTTCCTGCTGTGGTTGTTAGGGATATTTCAGTGTCGTCAACAATAATAACGGCACCAACTTGTGATTCTCCAATGACAGCAGAGTATGACGGAATTACCAAAGGGCTGGCAATTCTATAATGGCCAGTCGGTACAAACAATTCTTTTCTAAATTCAGCATCGGCATTTCTAAATAATTCATCTAGAGCATTTTGAAATGCTTCAGTGTCGTCAACAATACCGTTGCCCACAGCACCAAAGTCTTTGACGTTGACTCTGTCGTCTAATTTACTTTGTAGAGATCTAAATACCGACTTAGTAATCGTTGGTGTGTTTCTTGCGAATCTATACGAATCAACCAGATCAAGTAAATTATCTTGTTCTGTAAGAACTTTGGTATTGCCAACTGCCGGAGCACCGTCTGCTACCGACCCGTTACCAATATATAATTCTTGCGTGTCAACAGCCCACGCCATTTCTCCGCTCGAGAGCTGAGGGATTCCAGATTCACCATTTTTGCGGCCACGTCTGACCTGAATTTTTGAGATTTGCACTACGGCCATATTAAATTCCCTGTTATAGGGTATTTATCTATTAGCTAAGTAGTATTCTTCTACTTTACCAAGCCACATATCTTGATACTTGTTAAAGTCTTGTGGTAACAGATCAAACTGTTGATATTCACATGCTCTAGAGCACATAAACACTACACCTCTACGGATGTCAGTTTTATAAACTTCATTATGTGCTAGTATATACGCAACTAATTGAATTTTATAGTCGTCAATCCATTCTTCTTTTTTGGGCTTGTTGGTCTGTTTATGATCCATCACGGCTGGCTCACCGTCATAGACACCCACTAGGTCTGTGGTTCCTGAATATAATCCTGGAAAATACAAGCTCTGCTCCATGGCCCATACTTCATTAACCTTGCTGAGTCCGTTGATAATGATTTCGTCGGCCATCTTGTTAGCTTGAACATGTACGGGAGCATTGCCAGGCTGTCTCTGTAGACCCGCTAAGAATCGTTCTAGGTTAGCGTGCATAGCTGTACCTACACCAGCAGCTTCTGTAGTAATCTCTCGAGCTTTTTGTTCGCCTACACGACGCTTCCATTCATTGAGTGCTGTCATATCTTTGGTAGCACTTAGAATAGTAGTTACTGAAGGAAGGCTTTCTCCATCTGGAGTTAAGTAGACACGCTTACGTGTTACAGGATCGTTGATTTGTTTACAGGCTTTATACTGAAATCGTTCAACGAAAGGGGGCGGGTTTATATTTTCAATTAGATTCATCTAGCAATTATAACAGGTATTTGATAAAAATCAAATAGCCGATTTTGCCAATTGCTTAGGTGCTGCTGACGCTGCGGCTTTATTGATCTTCTCTTTAGATTTATCTAGGTCAGAGCCTGGATCTTCCTTTTCTTGGCTGACACCGGGTACCTTGAGACTGATACCGCTTGGCTCAAAGTTTTTAACTAGATCTTTGATCATAGGATATGTGTCATATAGTTTGGCAAAAGAAGCTTGATCTAACTTAAGACCTTTTAGTTCTGGCAATTGATTTAGAAAGGCCCAATTATAGTTGGCTGCTTGACCTTTGCTGGCTGAACGACCAATAAGGTTACTTAACGCTAACTTAATTCTCACAGCGTACTCGTGTCCAGGATTAGCAGAGTCGTCAATTTCAAAAATTCTCATTATAGTCCTGAAGATTGTTTTAGGCCAGCAAGAGCAGTTTCTAACTCTTTGATTCTACTAGCCATGTCCTGTTGATTTTTCACGGCCAATTGTTGTTGTTGCTGTTGTTGTTTTTGTTGTTGCGGAGTTGATTGTTGATCTTGTTGATCATTACCGCTTGTAGCTTTACCGAATCCACTAACAGCACCACCAACTGCCTGTCCTGCTAGATTGCCAACACCACGTGCTGTGGCCTGAGCACCTTTGACTACTGCTTGTCCTACTTTGGGAGCAACTTTAGCTATGCCTTGGCCTACCGCAGTAGCACCTCGACCAATAGCTGAAGCAGCAGCACCAGCACCACGAACAACAGCACCGCCTGCGGCAGCAGCACCGCGAGCTAGCATTCCGCCGGCGGCAGCAAGAGCTGGCAGTATTTCATCTAGCTTTTCTTGTTCTTCTTTCGAAGTAAACTCGGTTAGTCGCATTATCCTGCTAGAACTTTTAATAGTTGATTGCTGCGATTAATGCTTTCACGTTTAGCACGACCAGCTTCGTCTGGACCAGATGCTGGTTCAGCAGCAGCAAAATCATCTTCTGGTGGCATTTCATCGCCAAGGTTCATTTCGTCTGGAGCAGCTGGTTCAGCACCCATGTCACTACCCATGTCACTACCCATGTCGTCTGTTGGTTCAGCACCTAACATGTCTGTAGGCTGCTCGTCACCAGATAGTACACGTACTCCTGAGCTTAGTGCTTCGCGTGTTGTTTTTAATGTTGCTAGGGCGGACTGAATAGCTGGAGCAACTTGGCTTACAAATGCCTTGGCTTGTTCTTGACCCATTTCGTCACGGATAACATCGCCTAGTTCTAACAGCTGATCGTTTTCCATCTGTGCCAAATCTTCAATCCAACGGCCAACTCTGTCAACCATTGATTTTGCTGTGACTACAGCACTGGCTTTGTCTGTAGCACTTTCTCTAACTTGATTACTCATTTCTTCTCCTGTTTGGGTTTCTGGTAGATTTCCTTCTGGGCTTTCCATAGCAACTTCGCCACGCTCTTCGATTTCAGCATTAATAGCATCTAGCATCCACTGAGCACGAGAGTAATCAACATTCTCTAAAGTTTCGTTGAAGCCCGAAGCTTGCTTAAACTGATAGATCTGTGTTCTTAGTCTATTGCGTGAGTCTTCTAGTTGATCTAGATTATAGTTTTCAAAACTAATACGCTGTCCAAATGTTTTTTGGATTGTTTCATTGATCTTTTTAGAGTCAGATCTTTTAAAAATTTCTGTAGTTTTCATAGTCGCCCATCCAGGATTATCATATATTTATTACTTATCCAACCAAACTAAGTGCTTGTTTTTTCCAATATTCAGCGGATGATTTAGCATAGCCTAGCCTTGCCAGATACATGTCTATTTTAAACTGGTCTTGCTCTCTATGAGCCTTAGACAAGCGATCTTTAAACATCTGATAGTCAGATAATGCGGCTCCAAACTTGTTATCTACGTGTACTAGTTGATCTATTTTTTGTTGATATCTAGTAGAATCTATGGCCAGCAAGTTGGCTATTTTGATTGCTACCTTATTCAGCGATATATCAGCAAACATGAGCGTATCATTATAATAGATATTTTTGAGAGCACCGGTACTTTCAATCAGCACAGGACCAACAAGAATTCCTCGTCCCGTTTTTTGCGGAATTACGAATTCATTTTGAACTAGTTTTTTGTTTACTCTAGCAATGACTGTGTCAAGCCGTTGCTGTATGTTTTTAGTCATAAAAAAAGGACCTATGGTCCTTTATTTAAGTGTGTAGATTTTACAATCCCAGTAACTTGAGTAATTGCGGTAAATGTACCGAATTAAGCCAACCAGTGCCTGCGGCAAATGCCAATCCGATCATGGCATAGGTTGTGTATTTGTTTTTAAGTTTTTCTAGATCACCAATCTTAGCAGCAAGTTCTGCGTGTTGGCTGTTTGATGCGTCTGCCATTTCACAGAGCTTTTTATCTAGCAAATCACGAGTATTATCTAAACAGTCGTGCATGTCTTTGACATCAGATTTAATGTCAGAAAGTTTGTCGTTGATTGCTTCTACTTTGATTTCAACTACCGCTACCCGCTCGGGTAATGCCGCTAGTTGTGCTACAGCTTCTTTAGTGGCCATTATGGCTGTTTCCTTGTATGTTAAGTCAAGTGCTCGCTCCGAGCCATGTGCCTAAGTTAGTAACTGCCTAATGTATTTGCCTTATAGTTTTATTTATCCATCTAGTCCAATTTCTGAACTAAAGTATTGATTTGATTACCCAAAGTTCTAAATACCGGAAGATCAAAGTCTATGCTATTATTTAATCGATCTATGATAGGAACACCATTTAGGTCTTTGATTAAATGCCCTACAGGATTATCACCGTCTAAAAAACTGTCAGCACGTTCAGGTTCAAACTCATAGACCCAATATGTGCCTTTGCCGTTAAATGGCTCCGGTAATCGTCCTGTATCCCGTTTTGGATCTGTGTCAGAAGCAATGTTAGCTCTTAGTCCAATTGCCTGTAGGAGTGTATTAAAGTTACTCTGTTGGCCTTGTTTAATCTCGTCAGGATCGTATCTAGATGGCCTGCTGCGAGTGATGTCTACTAGTGTGGTAATTTTGTATCGGTTCATAATCTGCTAGTATTTACGCAGATAAAAAAAGACCGGAAATAAATTCCGGTCCTTACTTCCCATCCCTAGGAATTACTAATTATAGTGCTGGTTTGAATACTGCTACTATTGCCAATGTTACGCCAGAAACTGTACTTAGATTTGGTGCACCGCCACTGCCTTGAATACGGAAGTAAACAACGTCTGTTACACCGCTTTCAAAAGCTGTGCCGTCTGCTGTACCAAATGCTGCTACTGTGAAAGCGTCTGGACCACCAATGTCGGTACCTGTACCGTCACCGCCAGCTACTGATAGTTGACGAATAACTGCTAATAGGTCAGCGTTGGTCATGTTTGTTTTGCTGCCGCTAATTACGATCTCTGAACCTGCGTCAGATTGTGAAATTGCAAATTTATTAAAATTTGCTGCTACTGTGGTTGCTGTTAAGTCTGCCATGATTTTTTCTCCTTGTCTCTAAATCGTGATCCCGCTCCGGGATCGGCATAGTATTTATATTGGTTTGGAGAAAACGTGTGATATCAGCGAGTTTTGGCTCGATTTGCTGCTGTAAAGTGTAGTCTAGGCACTAGTTTGATCTTGCTAGATCCTTTAACATAGCCCTCGCCGCCACGCTTGCCAGCAATGCTGGATCTAACTTCTGCCTGTTGATCTAGTTGATCAATGACATCATCTTTGATAGCCATGATCTGTTCAATGACCGTAAACAATGCTTCAAACGCACCGGCGTGTGCTTTGATGTAACCGTCTATTTTTGCTTTCTTTGGAGCACTAACTTTAGGGTCAGAACTTAACCAACTTTGAAAACGTTTGTTCAAGCCAGTAAAACTGCCTGTGTCTGTTTGTTCGTTAACAAAACGGTAAAGCACATTTTTAAAGTCGCCCATCTTGTCTGCGGCCAATTGATTGTCGTCCAACAACTTGTCAATTTCTGTAGCACGACTAGTTACATATTGTCTGATAGATTTAAGTTTGTTTTCGTCTATGCTGGGCAATACGTTTACAGTTACAGGACCTTGTATCATTACTGGACCTTGGGATTTAATGCCACGCATCGGCAGCTTGACTGCTGTTGAATTGCCGTTTAGGTCAATGTATTGATGTACTGCTACACCAGCAGTACTTTGAGCTATTCTTTTACCAATAGTTGAATCGACAGGAATATGATATGTTACTGTGTTTGGTGTAAACACATAGTCTCCGCTAGGATCTTTGGGAGGCTGTGTGTAATATAATAGATCGCCTTTGATATAGCCGCGGAAGTTCGGCTCTATCATTTGTGAGAATTGATCCCAAAGACCTTTCATAGCACCAGCAAACTGTCTACGAGAATCGTTAACTTCTTTGCCGCGGCTTAGTAACATGTTTTCTAAATCGTCAGCACTGGTAACTTTACCTTGATAACCTTTGGCACCAAAGCCCGCAATATCTGTGAGCACAAAAGCCCCAGCTTCATTGCGACCAAAGTACACAGCTGGGGAGCCGTCCCATTTAACCGTGACATCGTCGACGTTCTTGGCCATAGCAGCTAGTTCGTCTAGGGCTTCAAGAGCTCCCTTTGATCCATCAACCACAATGAGATCTTCTGCGTGTTGAAGTTCACGACCAACTTTAGACTCTGTTAAAAATTCAAACGCTCTCATTAAAATAATCCTTTAACCATCTCAAGACCCTGTAAGACTTTCTTTCTATCGCTTTCAGCACGGGCCTTGGCTTCTGGTGTTTCTGCTTTGTCACGCTTCTTAGCGTTGACATCAATCATTGCTTTTTCTTCGTAACGATTCATCCACTGTGTTAGGAACTCGTCAGCTGACGAAAACTTAGCAAGGTCACCTTGCCCTAACATCTTGTTAGCTTCAAAGCTCTTAGCCAATCCCTTGATACCGTTGGCCATTACACTGATCTTAACATCAGCAATGTCAGTACCTGGGTTAGCCTTTAACAACGGATCAACTACGGGATTATTTACTCCCATCTGTTCTGCTTGATATTTAAAGATATCATAGATCCAAGTCTTAGGATTGGTAGTAACTGTCACTGTTGTTGTGTCTTTTTGTTTGCTAAAGGACACACGTTGATTGTCAATGACTTTTAATTGTACACCAGCATGTTGAATACTTAGATCCATTATCTCACCGGTAACTGAATACATGTTGCCGGATAACAGTCCCTTAACTCCACGCTCAGGTGTTACACGAGTAGCACCCCAATCAGCCATCTTTGGCTCATGCCACATAAAATCAATCTGTACATAGTCACTGTCGCCTATGTTTACAATAGGGTGGCCAGGCTTGCTTTCAGTATTGTCTACGTAGGGAGCAGCACCTGTCTTGACAAATTCATCTGCTAGGGTGTTCCAGTATGCTGAGAATTGTCCGTAGCTTTTGCCTTCCACAGGCGGAGCAATCATCTGTAGGTCAACGTCGCCGTAGACCTTGTCCGGATCTTCTTCTTGATCTCGTTCATGGTAAGCACTGCTGCCAGTAGGCCTGCCACGTTGTACTGGCTCTATTCCTTTGGATTTTAGATACTTGTTAAAGTCTACAACAAACTTATCAACAACGGCCAATGCTCGAGCCACAGCAGCAGGCTTTAGCACAGTGCCTTGTGTTAAGGTTGTGTCCCATCCGCCCTCACCTAGAGATTCTTTTTTCTTTTTTCCTTGACAATGAGCCCGTTGACTAAATCCTTTTGGATTTGAACAGTTGATGGAACTTTTGTATTTTTTACTCCATCCCTCATTTAGGAATTCAAACGCTCTCATTTTACGATTTCAATCATCTTACGGAACCAAGCACCTGTACCAGGAGTGTAACTTTCGACTTGTCCAGATACAGGCAATTCAACTCCGTCTCTGGCAAGAGTTGTTCTAGCATCTGCCACCAGTTCTTCGTAGTTGGGTAATTTGATAATGTAATCGATGATTGCCTCAGGGTCTTGAAGATTTTTAGGTGTAGCGGTTTGCCCTAAGAGTTTCTTAGCAATCTCATTAGGATCTTTAGTGATCACTTCGTTGGTGTCACGATTCATCAATCCATTTTGAAAACTCCACTTCATGCCTTTGGTCTTAGCAATGCTGGCTAGGATAACGTGACGGTGAGCACCTTTAAGCTGTGATCCTTCACGGCCACCAGTCATTGACCATTTCATCCACTCACGCTCTCCGAACATAAAATCTGATTGGACATAGCCGTTGGCTTCGTCGCCTTTGATGGGGGTTTTAAAATGTACTGAAACTCCGCTCTTCTTAATCCACTGCTTAGGATCGCTGCCCTGCTTGCTAATATACTCGCCCAACTTGGCAGCAAATTCATCTTTGTTTACTTCATTGGCATCAATGGCAATGTCTAGGTCGCCACTGGTTTCTTTCTTACCTGTAGTACCGAGTAGGTGATCAGTAAGCTCTAAACCGGTAACAGTTTCTAACCATTTAATAGTAGGCAATACATCTGCTCTATTAATGCGTTTGGTTAATATTGTACCGGCATCGTCTTTAAAAACATTACCGCCTTCAAATAAATCAGTCATTTTTAGATTCTTCTATTTTTCGTTTTTGTTTGCGGGCTTCAGTGACCTTACGAATCCCACGAGTAAATTTGGACGGATCTTGTCCCTTAATAGCATTAAGCAATCGACGCTCTAATTCATCAGCAACTTCTGGGTCATACTGCTTTTTCATAGATTCTATTAGGTTAATAGCAGAATTAATAATATTTGTAGCTCTGCTTTCTATAACAGCATCTGTGTTCCTTACCGAAGCAACTTGGTTAAGTTCTTGTAGGATAGATCGTGTGCTTATTTTCATATATTATTGTTCCTGTCTTATATTTAACCGATCAATCATCTAGATTAAAAATACTATTTTACACTCTTTTTAATGAAATTGTAATCTCCTAGAACTAAATACTCAGTAGAAACCATGAGTTACTACACACACTTACAGAGGATTATAAAATGAAATACCTATCAAATAAGATGCTGGCCATGCTAGAGCGTCTGTCAGAAATGTTTCCTGATAGCTCTTATCAAACTCGCTTAGATCAGTATCTAAGCACCAAAGGCATTACCGATGCCGCACAGTTGGAAAATTACATCCAACAATACAACTACTCTCAAAAGGAGAATTATCTATGAAAAACTTTTTAAACACAATCTGGTCAGTGCTAGTAGCATTTGGCGAAGCTAATTATGCTGCTCACTTAGCTCGTAGCGGCAAATGGCGTGAAGCTCAAGAAATCGCTAGAAAATAACTTCGGCTAAATCTACCAGAATGTTTGTTGCTTTTCTACGGAAAGGCATATATAATAATACTTAGACAGCAGGGTTGTTGTCTAAGAAAACATACACACAGGAGAATTAATATGTTTAATCAAACTATCGACGCCATTCAAACTGGCAAGAAGACAATCGTTAACACATTCGTTACCGATAAAGAAATCCAATCAAAGTTGGTAACACTGATTGAAGCACAAACTAAGTTTTATCAAGGTTGGGTTGACACAACTCTAACACTGGCACAAACTCTAGTTGCTAATGCTAAAGACACAGTTTACAAAGGAGCAAAATAATGTCAGAATTTACTCCAAAAGTTCCAGAAGTTAAATTTAACAAGAACGGCTACGAAATCCGCACTGACATTCTAGCAATGGCTAAAGATCTTATTAGCGATGACTTTCATGTCAAGTTCTCTGGCTGGGAAATGACTGCTAAACGTGATGAAAAAACCAATCAGATCGTTACCACAGTTGGCATGCCTGAGCACCCAGGACTAGATAAAGTTCTTGAAACTGCTGAGAAAATGTACGCATTTGTTAACAGCGGTGCTACAAAGAAATAATATTGCTGCGTAGCAGATTATTAGAAGAAACAGAAAGGACCTTAGGGTCCTTTCTTATTGACAATTAGATTCATTGATCGTTGTCTATTTGTAGATGAAGCAAAATCTTTAAACGACATTTGAGAATCTAGCCAGCTAGTTAGTCTAGCAAATTTATATACGTCTGTTTTATCGTAGTCGTGAAATATGGCAGGTACTTCTTTACCTCTTATAGACAATTTAAGTTTATTGTCCCAAAATCCAGATATAAGATTTAGCATTTGATAGTTTACTTGATCTATTACTAGAAACTGATATCTAGGTACGTTTAAATGATTCATGATAAACCATCTGTCTTTGCCCGGATGTATTCTGTGTCGATCGCCGTGAACAACAGCTACCATTGGGGATAACCATTTATTGGTTCTAGTCCAGTGTTCGTAGAGCATTAAGATTTTTTCTACACGATATAATAGTTCGTGTTTGGTAGTCTTGTCCTTTACCTGTTCCCACAAATTAGCAATTAGTATTTTGTTTTGATCAAACACTGCAGGGTTACTGGTGTTTTCGTAATCGCACAGTAATTTAGCATATATAGGACCCATTCGATCACTATACTCTTGTTCTCTACCAGCAGGATACCAAACAAATGTTTTGGATAATTCAATTTCCTTGATACCAGGAAACATAATTTAATCCTGTGCTGCTTGTTTTTCTATCGTAAAGTCATCGGTATTGATATTGGGATGACGCTCACGAAGTTTGTTAAGAACATCCTCTCTACTGTCAGCATCTATTCGAGCAGTTCTTCCAGAAGGAGTATGAGTCACTAGGTATGTGCCAGCACCGCTATCATCATCGGGTTCAGCTTTTTCTTCGCTAGAGTTGAAGCTCATAGGAAACTTGTTTTTCAAATCAGTTACTGCTTTGCTGATATCATAACCACCACTAACTAGGTCAACTGAATTTGTTTTGATTTCTTCGCCTTTGCTTTGAATAGCGATAGCGATTTGTTTCATTAGTCCTGGAAACAATTCAGCAAAACGCTCGTCTTTGCGAACAGATTGGTTGCCGTTATTGATTTGATTAGTGGGTGCGTGTATCTGCCATTTGCCGTTGACATCATCTGGGTTCTGTTTATCGAACACTGAGATGATTGGGCCTTCATCAGCGTAACGACCAAACCAACTAGCACCACTGCTAGATCCAGTACAGAAACTGGCATTGAAACCATGTGAGTTATTGAAGTTATAACAGGCACCGTAGTTGTAGGGAATAGTTACTAGGAAACGTTCGTTATCAATCAGTGTGGTTTCTTTCTTTTCACGTTTGTGTTTTTCAATAACTTCAGCATCTTTGATCCTACGTAGTTCGTCACGATAAGCTCTATCTTGAATAATAGCCTGTATCTGACGCAGATTCTTAAACTTGTTGAAGTCTTGATGTTTGTCTGAAAGCTTTCCACGTACACTCAAGGCCTTCCAAGCACCTAGAGCATCACCACCTTCACCGTTGATATCTTCGTAGTCAGCAATGCCGTTCATGTACATGCGTGTTAGCCAATCATCAAACTTACCGTCTGCTGAGATATCACCGTAGTCTGTGCTTCGCAATGACAGATCTAACAACTCACTCCATAAATTTAGAATTTGTTCGTCTGTGGGTTTTGGTCCAAGAGCTGCTACCTTTGCTTTAGGCAATGTGCTGTCATGACGCATGGCAATGCCTAACATCTTAATTGTTTTTGGATCTTTGATCTTAGCCGCTACGTTGGCTTCTTGAATAATTTGGTCTAATTTCATCCTGATACCAAGCTCCTTTTAAAGAAAGAGAGCACTGTTCCTAGTTTCTTTTGATCACCGCCGGCGATGTCTTTTAACAACTGTGCTGGTCCTTCGCTGAACTGTGCCGAGACACTGCCACTACCATAACGACTGCGTTCTAGGTTGCCTGTGGTTTCTGGATAATGATGACTAGCTGCCATCAGCACTGCTGAATTGATAGCTGAATTAATAAATCCAGGAGTATCTTGATTACCTGCTTCTAGAGCTTCGAGTCCATTCTGTAGAGTTTCAATATAATTAAGTTTCTTTTTGGCTTTTTCAAAAGCATCATTCTTAATCATATTAGCTATGTGTCCTTTTATATCTGCTATTGATGCTGTGATAGCACGGGACCATAACGGTTTAAATTTTTTAACTAGGGTTTCTTGGCTTACTTCGTTAGATGTACCTTTCTGTTGATCAGCACGGTTCTTTTTCTTATCTGCGACTGCTGTAGTATTTTTAGCTACATAAAATTTTTGTAGTTTGCCGATTTCGCCTTTGAGAAAGTCGATGATGTTACCACCTCTCCCGTCTGATACTGATCGAGTTTCACCGCCTGTGCTGGCCACTGCTTCATAACTACCGTTACGAGCACGAATAGCACCTGTGCCATTAGCTCCTTGGATAATTACCCAAGCACCTCGATAGCTGTCTTTGAGCTCACTCCATGAAATTTTGTCTACTGGCTTGTAGCCAATGTCATGTGCTAGTTGCATGTCTTGGTGTAGCTTTTGTATGACTTGTTTACCTCCAGGATTTCCCGAGATAAGGTTCAAACTGGTACTGGCTTCATTGACATGGCCTTCTAGCAGTTGAGCAAATAATTGGTAGCTTTCAATTTTCATTTTAATTACACCAAGATTGTTTAGCATCGCCATAGTACTCGCGGGCGAAGCCGTTGCGAATTAATTCAGCACGTAGACTCTTTCCGTTTAGAATGATGTCGCCCAATACACGACCACCGAATTTATCCCACCCGTATAGTATAACTTGTCGCTGTTGGCTGGCTGCGACGAGATTTTTAGTGAAAACGCTGGCAGCTTCTCCTCGGGCTTTTTCACTGTCACACTGTCCACGGAAACCTTTTTCGGGGGTGTCAACACCGTAGATTCGGACGGCAAGCTCAGGTTTAAGCGGCTGTGGTAGAAAGGGGGCGGCGATCACAACTGTGTCGCCATCACTCACTCTTAGGATTTGTGCGTCATAGGTAACGCCCTGTGGCTGTTTTTGAGCCATTGCTAGCATGGGCACAGCTAGTAATAATAGTAGTAGTTTTTTCATTGTAACCCTAAATTTGTTATAAGAGTATTTATTTAAACTGTCTTCTCTGTGTATTCTGCTTTGGACCAACCTAGTAAGTATTCTGCTTTCCAATTGTTTTGATCAAAGCCTGCGTGATGTTGCCATTGGTCTCGCTGATCCCATATCCTACGAGCAGCATCGTGCCAATCTGTGTGTCTTACAATCCATTCAAAATTTAAGAATCTATTTTTAAAATGCTCGTAGTCATAGTTGTCATACTCAACATGTAGGACTTCGTAGACAGTACCGTCGTTAGCAACAGCATCTAAAGCAAAATCAAATCCCCATTTTCTACGAGTTCTTAACAGCAGATCTGCTGTAGGTATTGTAGATTTGAGTTGTTGTAGTTGTTGTTCTGCTTCTTTGTCGTAGCTACATCGACACAGGAATAGACTGTGATCAAGTATTAGACCTTTCACTGAATCTTCTAGGGTAAACCAAGGTTCTTGCCAACAGGTATGATTAAGACAATGATAATTGATAGGAAAATTCATAGCAGCGTAGAACTTCTGCTCTGCTTGATTTAATTCAAATCCATCCTTGTCATAATAACGAAAGTCTTGTTGTCCTAGATCAGTGATGCTGTTATAGCAAGTGGGATTTGACATCAGTCTTACTTGATGTCTTTGAAACATTACTCGTCTCTAGGTTCTGCTTGACAGTGTACACAGGCACACTCTGGGCAGTGGTCGCAGGTGTCGTCTACGCAACCGTGTCCGCAATGTGCGGGGTGTCCGCAGTGATTACACTCAAATTCATTCTGTTCTGTTGTTGTCATCTGTCGCTCCTTATTTTCTTGTCTGCTTTGGTCCTTTACGAGTCTTCCATTTTTTATCTGTAGAACAGTAATAACGACCGTAACCTTCCGCTACATCTTCTTTTTTAGCAGTCTTGGCTGCGTCTTTCCATGCTTGTGCTGTGGGAGATCCAGGAGCACCTTTCTTTCTACTAGTGCCTGCTTTCTTGCGTTTGTTCACATAATAGTACAAGCCTTTTTTGGCTGCTTCGTGCATGCCAAAGTTACCTTTCATTCGAACTTGTTCTATATCGTTCTTTTCCGCATAGTGATCTACAAACACTGCTAGTTTAAAATCTAATATAGTTAGGCCTTTGACATCGAAGGTTGATGTTTTAACAGTGACTTCTGCTACGTCTTGTGTGACTTCGGCAAAGTGATCCATCTTTTCGCACAAGCGATTAATAAAGCTCACAAACTCTAGAGCATGTCTATGATCTTTGGCCACATACTTGGCCTGTAGTGTACGATGATCTAACATTTCCCAATCAGGTAGAAATTTTGATTTAACGTCGTTAAGAGCATCATTGTCGGGCACAAAGTCTTCTATGTCTTTGCTGCGGAATTTGCCTTCTACAATGTCAGTTATTCTCATTGTGTTCTGTCCTTGTCATCTATTGCTCCGCCAGTAACCCATGCTGTACACGATCTTGTACCTGCACATTTAAAATGTAAAAAGTTACAGTAGCCTAGGTCTGACTTGTGTATTGTGGCCATAGCATCTGCGTCTTTCTCATCGCCCTTAATGCCATCTTCGATACAAGACCACATCTTGTCTGAAACATCAAATGCCGCACAATTACCACACAGCATGGTCTTGGCAGTCTTTTCTGTGATGTTCCAACGACGGGCAGCGTCCTTCCAATACGATTCTGGCTCTTCTGGATTGGCAGGACCGTAGTGGTATTCGTCTATGGCCTTCTGACGATTCTTTAAGTTGACATCTAAATCGTATGTGGCAATCGGACAGCCCTTGTTGGCTGCTTCTACAATGTTGATATATTTTCTGTAAGTCATTTAATTAAGGTACCGATGGATAGTTGGTTGTCTTAACGTATGTGCTGGTTATCTTAGTACCTGTGTACGAGCCAGTCCATGCGGCTTGCCATGGTCGGTTGCCGCCTGTTCCTGTGCTGACTACTCCTAATCCTACGTTGGTATACAGCCAATTTGTGCCGTCCCAATACACTGTCTCGTCTACATAATTATAACTTGTTTTTCCATTGACTATCGCCCCAGGTGCCATCTTGCGCCAACTTTGTCCAGCGTAAAAGCCGTACTCATCACCATATGGGCCATCCATTAATACCCAAGCAGTGGCTTCAGGTTCTGCGGCATTGGCTGGATCGTCTGTACCAATACCTGTCCAAGGACGACCTTGAACTAAACCACCAGAGTTAGCATTGTCAACAACAGTATAGCCGCTGTATTGAGTGGGCAATCGATCTGGGTCGTACACGTTGCGAGCACGATAGAAAGGTGCGCCAGTATCTGGTGCTCCAGCTGTCACAATATTACCAGTAAATGCATAAGATTGACCTGAAACAAATGTGCCGCCTGTGATAGTTACTGCTGTGGAATATTGGTCGCCAGGATCGGATGTAGCACTAGTCACTACCCAAGTGGGTTGGCCTACAACTGTCCAGCCTGCTACAATTTGAGCATATGTTGAATTGTTTGGTCTAAAGAAGAACGCATTAGCACCATTAGAGCCTTCTATGTTTTGAGCAAGCGGTGTTGTTGCTGGTGTTACTGAGCTGGCAATTGTGCCATCGGCATTTAATGTATAGCCCCGACGCTTTAGCTGTGCAATATCCAGTTTGGCAATCTGTCTAGCCTCTTTGTCTGCTAGTCCACCAGTGGCCGGTGTTATAGTCCATTGTGTTGTGGTTGTTTTAGCAACTCTTTGCCAAACAGAGCCGTCATAGATGCGCCAGTCTTGTTCGCCATACGCAGGAAAGGCGCCGCTGGTTCCAGCAACTGTTGTATCGTAAGCATCTCCCAAGGTGCCAACACCATCAGTCAGTGTGGGAGTGTTAGTAAAAGCGTTCCATGTGCCTTTGTATGTTGCGGCAGTTATTATAGTATTAGACAATGAACCACAAACTGCCGCGGCCTTGGCCATGTAATTGTCTATTGTGGCGTTGCCCTTTATAATGCCGATACTGTTTCCGTATTCATCATACAAGAAGTTACCTGCTGTTACTGCGAAATCACCGGTCTGATGACTGGTTAATGTGAAAGCAGAGCCTATTCCCAACGATGTTACATATAATTTGTATGAGACATCATTTGTTGCTCCCAAAGCACCTACATAATTTAGACTCCAAATAGCCGAGAAAGGAGCAACAATTTCACCATTAGAATGGGGTGGATTAACATCTTTTGTGAGAGTAGATCCACTTGCTATTGTCAGCGTTGATATTCCGTTTGCGGCCATTATTATATCCTCTGTGAGTATTTACCGTTTGAAGTTGAACGCTATGCTAATTCTAACGTCCGAACTAGTATTAGGTCTTACTCTATGCTCTAAAGCTCCAGGAAATACTAGTAAATCTCCTGCTTGAGGACTTTCTGTCCAATATGCTCCGCCCTGCTTGAACTCTATAAGACCCGCAGGTACCTGTACATACAGTACACCTACTCGTGCCCACTGACTGTGCGTGTGCCAACCCGTGCCTTCACCCTGTAGGTTCGCATTAAACCACCAAGTGTCTATACTACCCGCTTCAGCTTCAACTGCTCTATATGTTGTGTCAAACCATGGAAAAGGCTGAACAGTATACCCTATACTCTGCCAGCCTGCGCCGTACCTGCGTCTATAGTCCAGTCCACGCTGATGTTGTATCAGTTCTGCCAACCCTGCGTCAACTGCCAGCCTGCGTTGTTCAAACATCAATTACCAGTAGAAGTTAAACACATGTGAAGTGCTGGTGTTGCCAGTTAACCCGGTATTATCGTATGTGATGATTGAGTGGAACCCGTCCACGGCCACATTGTTCGTTACAGTTCTAATACCAAAGCCTGCTATGTTGCTGGTTATTCTAGCACCAACTGGTATAGCCGCGGCCTCGGCAATTCTAGGATCATTTACAAGACAGTATGTAGCGCCAAAGGTGCCACCACTATAAGGATGTACTAATCCAGTGAATGTGTTCGGGAACTCTTCACTCACAGTTGTACCGTTGTTGACGATGGTATGTCTAGCACCACTGAAGTCTACTGTGCCTACACTGCTCCATCCAGGTGAAACAGTTACTCCCCAATTATCAGGATCTGCTGTGAACACTGCTACGGTAACTATGCAAGTTGTAGAATCTTCAGCAGTTACGGTATTGCCTACTCGAACTTGTTTATCTAAATTAGGATACGCTGACTTGGAAATAAAGATAGTGGTCAGATTGTTAGCGACTACTGATACATCGTTCAATTCATAATAAGATGTATCAACCAACGGAGTATCCGAGTCCAAGAACAACACGGTATCTGATTCAACACCATAAGTCACTGTGGAAGTAAATGCCGCGGCATACTTGGCCGTGTTACTGATTCTAACCATGGCCATCTTGCCATCAAAGTAGTTGTTGCCACCGCTCATATTACCTATGGCTAAACTGTCTGTGGAGTTAGTATAGTTGGCTGTGCCAAATGTTCCTGAAACTTTAGTCTGCTCAACACCATTATAGAATACTTTCTGTGTGCCTGCGTTGTTGACCACAGCCACGTGTGTCCACTGCGCTGGAGTAGGTTCAGTGTATCGTACATCGTCATATTGAGCGCCTTGTCCAACAACTAATTTGCTGTCACTTATTCCTATGTTTATAGCATTAGTTGCGGCCCAACCTTCTTGATTTAACAAGCCCCATATGCCGCCAGTCATATTTGCACTGCCATCACCTGAACGATTGGCGTTTAACCAGAACTCTATGGTCCAAGATGTTCCCAAGTTCCAGTCGGTGCTGGCAGGTGTTGATAGATAATCTCCTTGAGGTTGATTAAACTGTAAACTAAACGGTGGCTCTGGATCAAGACTGGTATCGTTGATAGTAAATGCATCGCTAGTTGCTAATACTGTGCCAGTAATACTACCTGATCGAAGTTGAACTGTAAATGTTTCTGGTCCTTCTGTTGTAGCATCAGCGGTAGGTGTTACTATGAATTGTCCTGTGTTGCCAGTGATTGAGAATGAACCACTTGCGGTGGCAAATTCTTCATTGTTAGATTCTACAGTCCAGTAGTAAGTGCCGTCAGAGATATTAGTACCGCCGGCTTCAAATGTTGCGGCGCTGCCTTCGTCCACGCTGGTTGCACTGGCTTGACTGCCTAGTGCTGTTAGTGTATAAGTTGGTGTAGGAGTTAGACTAGTGTCAGTGATAGTCAAAGGCGCAGTACTGACGAGATCGTTGCCGCCCAGCGCCGTGCCCACATTTAGATAATAAGTCTGATCGCCTTCTGTAGTGAGATCCCCTGCAGCAGTCCAACTAAAAGAACCTTGACCAGTACCCTCTATTTGTAAAGATCCTAATGGCATTCCATTAGGTTCGGCAGTGACCCAGTCAGCATTCTCTGTGCTATCATTCACAATCTGCCAATATATAGTAGTTGGCGGATAGTTTTGAAAGTCTACAGTTGCAGTATTGGTTGATCCTTCATTCATCGGTGATGCCCAACCGTAGATGTTAATCCACGGGGCTCCACCACCACCGCCACTGCTGGTTAATAATATCTGTGATATAGGCATCTTGTTTCCTTAATCTGGTGCAACATTGCCGGCCAACACCCACGAGTCTGTGCCAATCTTTAACAGCGTGGCCATACCATAGTCAGACACTAGCCAAGTGCCACCGTTTGCGTAATTGTCATCACCGGGGATCATCACTCCTATGCTGCCGCCTTCTGTGTTGATTTCCACACTATCACCTCGAGGATTCACAATGGTAATCACTGTGCCTATTGGAAACTCTACACGACTGTTGTAGGGAATACGAATGCTTTCAAGGTCGTTGGTACAGAGAATGTGATGTCCACGATCCTTCAATCCCAAAGTATAATTTACACCATTGAACAACCTCTGTGGAATGTCTGTGGCTGAAGTATTCTGACTTGTACCATCGGCAAACACAATATTGCCCCCGTCTATGTCATGTACAGTTTCCACAAATAATATCGGATAAAAACTGCTAACATCATAGTCGTTGGTGTTGTTAGTGAACACTGTGACTTGGGCGACATTGTTTATCAATGGATCACTGCTGTCGCCTAATATGCCAGCATAGTTGTTGGCGTCCGCTATATCAACAACGTCAATATCGTAGTTGATGTCGCTTAGACCACCGGCGTAAAAACCTAATAACGGATTGACATCTGTGTAGCAGAACTGTCCATACTCACCTGTGCCTGACCCGTCTAGAGGCAAGCGAGCAGCCCATGCCCAAGTACGATTGCTAAATTCACTTTCCTCAAGGTAGCGTCCAGTGATATAGAAACTGTTAGTGTCTGTGACTAGACACTCACCGCTACTGCCAATGCGAGAATTATAGGCAATGTTAGGAGACAGCCAACGCTTCCAAACAGTTTCTCCTGCTGGTGTAAGTAGGAATATTTTAATAGCATCGCCGCCGTATATGGTGATGTTCTCGTCGGTGTTATCTTCAACTGCTATCAGTAGATTTCCGTCCGCTGTTCTGGCAATGGTTATGTCATCGCCTTTGGTGCTTCTCTGCCATTTCACTGTGCCTGCGCTGTTCAACTTGCTGACAAAAGCATTACTGTTGTTATCTTCGTGTGTGACATAGATATCTGTGCCAATGGTTACCACGCTGTGTCCTTCGGAATCGCGGCTTCTAGTGTTGAGTTGGCGAGCCCACTGTAATGTACCTGCGCTGTTGAACTTGTAGACCACTGCTAGATCGTCAAAATCGTTCGCCGCCAATTCTCCATGTCCCTGGCCTGAGGTGATGATGTTGTCTTCACTGTCCACTGTCAATGTAATTAGATCGTCATAGG